GTCAGGTGGTGGTAGTTATTCTGATAACGATGTAAGTGCTCACTTAAATACAGGAACTGCTTCAAGCGGCGAGATCTTATCTTGGAACGGTACTGACTTTGCTTGGGTTGCTGACCAAACTGGAGGAGGCGGCGGCAGTTCTTATACTAACGCTGATGTCGATACTCATCTAAATACAAGTTCAGCACAAACAAATCAAATCCTATCTTGGAATGGTAGTGATTATGCTTGGGTAGCAGACCAAACCGGTGGCGGTGGTGGCGGTTCAGTTGCTATGACTGATATTACTGATACCACAATTACAAACCCATCAGGTGGAGATATTTTAAGTTATTTCCCAAATGATTCCACATGGAGAAACGTATCATTCACTCCAAATTATGGAGATATAGACCAACAGCCAACAAACAATGTAGATAAAGCATTATTTGAAAACAGCTTCTTGAATGCTGCTACCGTACTAAAGGTTACACATAACGGTTCTACTTCATATCGTTTTGACCAATACGGAACAACTGATAACCCAACAATTTATGTTAAAGCAGGAACGACAGTTGGATTTGATTTAACAGATGCAGGTGGTGCTACTCACCCATTCGTAATTCAAGATTCAGGCGGTACTGATTACAACGAAGGATTAGTTGCTTTAGATTCTGGAAACTATTATTCAGGTTCAAACGCAAACGCAGGAATGGGCGGTGCTTTATTCTGGAAAGTACCAGCAGGTATTTCTGGAAATTACAAATACGTATGTCAAGCGCACTCAAATATGACAGGAACTATTGTTGTTGAGGCAGCTGCAGGCGGCGGTGGCGGTGGAAGTTTACCATCTCGTACATCTCCTTCTCAGGCTACAGTATCAATTGCTGATGGAGTATCAACAGATATTGATATTACTGGGTATAAAGGATACGCATTATATACAATCACAACATCAGCTGCGGCTTGGGTAACTCTTTACACAGACAACAGTTCTAGAACAGCAGATAACTCAAGAGCAGAAACAACAGACCCTGCACCAGATGCAGGTGTTATTGCTGAAGTAATTACAACAGGTGCACAAACTGTAAAGTTATCTCCAGGAACAATTGGTTATAATTTAGAATCGACACCAACAACAAACATACCTGTTAAAGTAAGAAACAAAAGTGGTAGTACACAATCAATTACAGTAGCTGTAGAAATTCTACAATTAGAGGCTTAATTAAATGAAGGAATATATTGTCACGCTTCATAATAGAGAAGACCTGGAAGATTTCTATAATGATATGGAAACCCCAGGAGGTGACTTATACATTCCTGATAGAGCAGTTGACTTACAGTTAAGAAGAGCAATAAGTCGTAACACTCATTATATGTTAACCGACGAAGAGGCTGAACAGTTAAAAGAAGATCCAAGAGTACGGAATGTTGAATCATTAGAGTTTCTACAAAGTATCGAATATGTAATGCATGGTTATTCAAATTCGGGTTCATGGAATAGAAGTTATAGCACACTCTCAAGCAACGACCAAAACTGGGGTATGTTACGACACACTATTGATAACAATGTAACAAACTGGGGGTATGAAGCAACAAATACAACAACCGCATCTTTTAATATTACTGCTTCTGGAAAAAATGTTGATGTATTAATTGTAGATGGTTCAATTCCTTATTCAGCAAATGCGCATCCTGAGTTTGCTGTTAATGCAGACGGAACTGGTGGCACAAGAATGCAATATTTTAATTGGCTTTCATTAACAAATGAATTAGGATTAGGTTTAAACGGTACTTATGATTATAATACAATACCAAGCGCTGTTGAGACAGACCACGGCTGTCACGTTGCTAGCACCGTAGCAGGAAGTACTTTAGGTTGGGCGAGAGAAGCAAATATTTACAGTATAGAATTTTATTATACTAATGCTGTAAATAATAATCCATCAAATTCTGATCTTACGCCGTTGACCATGTGGGATTACATTCGCCAATGGCATAGTACAAAACCTATTAATTCAGAAACAGGCAGAAGAAATCCTACAATAAGTAATCATAGTTATGGTGGTCAAATTTCTAAAGATAGCTATATTACAAATGGCCCTTATGATGGGGTTGGTGCATTTAGATATAGAGGATCTCTTTATGATGCATGGGGAGATGATGGTAGAGACCTAACAGACGCAGAATTAAATGCAAGAGGTATATACACTGATGGCAGCGGTAACTGGAAGATACCACAATACGGAACATCGGAACTGTCAGACGTTGAAGATGCAATTGCCGATGGCATTATTGTAGTAACTTCAGCAGGAAATAATTCTCAAAAAATAGTTTTAAGCGGTGACCAAGATTATAATAATATACTGCATTTAAGACAAGGCGGTAATCAGTATCCTACTAATGGAAATAAGTATAGTCATAGACCAGATGATTCGGCGCAAACGGACCCGGCTTCAATTGTTGTTGGTAATCTTGGCGCAAAATCAAATGACCGTAAATACCAAAGCTCTGCTTGTGGAAACTCTGTTGATATCTTTGCTGCAGGTTCAGGAATTGTAGGAGCAGCAATATCTAATTCTTTGGCGCCTTATGGAAGTGCAACACAGGATGCCAGAGATAGCTCGTTTTGGTTAGCGAAAATAGGCGGTTCAAGTATGGCATCACCACAAGTTGCCGGAGTACTTGCATTACTTGCAGAAAGCAATCCTGGTTTAACCCAATCAGAAGCTAACGAATGGCTTATAGCAAATGCAACAAATAATGTAATGTATGATACCCAGGCCGATGATGCTATGGACCGTGAAAGTTTACAAGGCGCAGCAAATAGAATATTAAGATGGATAAATCAAAGACCTGAAACAGGAATGAGTTTTCCAAAAGTAAATGCAAAAGCAAGACCTACTTCAGGACGAACATATCCTCGACCAAGAATAAGGGCAAGAGGTTAGGATGTTCGTAATAAATAAACTAAAATATAGAGCGAAAGCGGAACAATGCCAGAAATTTTAACCAACAATTTTAATCAAGATGTAAATAAGTTATTCATTGCTGATGCAAAAGCAAATGATGATTATTACATGTTTGTTTCTAGCATCGGTGGAATCAGTCCGGTCGATTCTGCTTCTTCACAAAACGAGTTTTTAGAAAAGACTTTATTTGCCAAGAAAATTAATCCTGATGATATTAATTTTATGATTAAGTATTATCCTTGGCAAAGAGATAAAGTATATACCGAATATGATGATACTATTGATTTAGATGGATTAAACTTTTATGCAGTTGTCGGCCCTAACGATAATGACACTGATGACTATCGAGTTTATAAGTGTTTAAATAATAACGAAGGTGCAGGTGCTAATTCACCGCCTACGTTTGATGCTGCCAACCTAAATCAAATATATGAAACGGCAGATGGATATGTCTGGAAGTATATGTATCGTCTCACTACATTACAATTCGAGGCCTATAATGCTTTAGGTTATATTCCAATCGACCCAGCGGCAACTGTTGAACCAGCTGAGGTATACGGCGGCGGGGTCTCTGAAATACAAGTTACGAATGCAGAAGTAAATAACGGATACGAAGAAAAGAATGGTAGAGTTGCTTTTGATAATGGAGTTCGTATTGGTGGACAAAACAGTCACGGAACAGTTAGATTAAGAATAGATCCTACCGAAGCTGATTGGTCTTCTGTTGATGATTTTTATACAGGGCAAAATTTATATGTAACGAATCCTAGCTCAAGTGTTACGAATCTATTTCAGATTCTTTATTACAAATATACTTCAGCAGGTGAGGTAACGATACATGTAGGTGGAGAATTAGCAAATCCTCGAAGAGGAAATGTTGAAGGTGCAACACAAGCTTCACCAGTTGTTATTACAGCAACCGACCATAATCTCGTGGATCATCAACCTATTACATTTAGAAATGTTCTTGGTATGACAGAGCTTAATTATAATGAAGGAACAGGTACTCCTGTTTACTATGTTGATGTTATAGATACCGATACATTTGCTTTAAAAACAAACTCCGATTTATCAACTGATTTAAATGGTGCAGGATTTGGAGCATTTACCTCAGGCGGTACTTGGGAAGCAGTAACTGACTTCCTTGTTTCAGGCGCATTACAAAACGCAAATGTTAAAATATTCCCAAGAGTAGAAATCAAAGGTGATGGATCCGGTGCAGTAGCAATTCCTGAAATTGACCAAGGTCAAATTAATAAAGTAATTTTATTAAATAAAGGTTCAGGT